AGTTAACGATATGTTTGCTAAATCGTTAGATGAAGACTTAGATCTAGGACATGAGGATCACGAACCGCACATGGTTAAATCAGAGCTTTACCAGATCGCAAAATACGCCATTCAGCTTTATAAGATGGTAGACCAGTTTGACAGTGAGGCTGAAGTTGATTTTCCAGCCTGGTGGCAGTCTAAGATTACAAAAGCAAACTCAATGGTTAGCAGCGCCAAGCACTACCTTGAGTTCGAACTAGCTAAACCTGCAATGGATCAGGCTTTGGCAGAAGAAAAAAAAGCCAAAGAACTAGACCCAGTCGGTCATGAAGATGAAGATATCGACAACGACGGCAAAGTAGACAAGACTGATAAGTACCTCAAAGGTAGAAGAGTTAAGATCGGCGCAGCAATCGCCCAGCATTCTAAGAAGAAATGAAACTAAATAAGCTTAAAGATATAATTCAAGAGGCATACTTTGAGGTGCTTATTGAGGCTGCCCAGCCCCCGGTCCAAGGACCGAAGAGGGACCAAACAGACCCTACGTTGAATATTCTCGGCAAGTTTCCTACCCTGCAAAAGACTCTCACCCACCTCCTAACTCCTCAGTACATGCAATTTGTAGAGAAGGTAGGATGGATGTCCCCTAAACCCTCTACGTTCAAGGTAGAGTTTAAGTCCGGACAAGATATGGTCTTAAAGTGGATGGGTAAGAATTTTGAAGCCAATATTGAGGGTAAGCGCTACTACCTAGCCAACCTACCGGAGTACCAGCAGGCACTCGACAAGATCGGTATCATCCTCTCTCACGGTCCAATCCAGACAGGAATGGATGCATTAGGAGGAGAAGAGGGTGCAGGAGGAGATGTATTCGCAGGAGCAGGAGCACCTGAACCGGCTGCTGATGCCGGTGCTGATGCCGGTGCTGAAGCAGGAGCCGAGACAGGAGCAGAAACCCCCGCAGCTACTCCCGGAGCTGGAGAGGACGTATTCGCAGGACTATAATGGATTTAGTCGACAAGATAATCAAGGAATGGTCTTGGAGATGTGCTAAGGGTTATCCGCAGTTGGACTCTGAGGAAGATCTTCGTATCTTAGAAGGATTATTTAAAATTAACCTTACTGAAGCATCTTTGAGAACCGATACTGAAATAGTAAAAGAAGAGGAGGAATCTGAAATCACCGTAGATGCTCTTATGGATCTCCTTAAGACTCGTAAGGACGATCTACCTGCTGAATTCGTTAAGAATCTATACACTCAGATACAGGGCAAAGGTCAAGGAATATCTTCAAAAATATCTGGAATACTTACCGAAAAAGGTATGGAGGAAAGTAAGTACTTAGTGCTGACAACTGCCCAGAGACTAAACGCTGAAGAAAAACTTCTTAAATTTCTTGAATCCGACTCCAAGCCCGGCCTTAGTGATTTAAGAGCTAGTGCTGGAGGCAGCTTAGTTGATTTCTTTGTAAAACAAACAAACCTACCTACGGAGTTAGTACAGCCAATAGTTGACTTCTCATCTATCCGTACAAGCAAAGGAGTTGGCAAAGGTGAGTACGGCCTGGCTCTCTTTATGAAAGACGGGGTTAAAAGATCAGTAGGAGACGTAGATGTTGAAGGAGTTAGTATAGAAATTAAAGCTGACTCAGCTAGATTAGGAGAGCGTCACGGTAACTTAAAGCAGTTAATTGAATCCTTAGAACAGATAACGCAAATCCCGGAAGCAGTTAACCTCGCCAAGTACCTCGAACAGATCGGTAAAGCTAATTTAGACCCTGCAACTTTGACAAAGGTCAGAGAGGCGGTGAATAGAGAATTCCAAGACGCTTTTGCAGGATCTGATTTTGCCAATATAGGTGAAATTCGCAACACGCTTTACGGATGGTATGTTGATAACTTCTACGCAACTGAACCCAGTGATTTAATTTTACTTTACATGCAAGGGAATTATAAGATATACTCCCGTGAAGAATTCAAAGCCGCAGTACTATCAGGTGATATCAAATTTAAGAACGACTTTACCAAAAGCAACAAAGCCCCTCAGCTACTAGGATTCTAATCTAAGCTATGAACAAATTACAATCAATTATCACAGTTATTGCAGTTGCACTAGCAATCCTTATGTTCACAGGTTTACTAAACCCTTACAAGAAAAAGTACTTGACTGAATTGAAGGCAGTAAGAGAGGCATCTGAAGCAAGAGAAGATTCTTTGAAGACGGTCGTTTTCTCTTTAGAGAATGAGGCACTAAGACTTCAAAACAGAGCCGACTCTACCCTCAAAGCATTAGAAGGAGAAGAAACAAAACGTAAAAAAGAAAGAGATGAATTCAATAAAAGGATGGCTGAGCTTAGCAAGCTTTCTACTGCTGAGCTTGCCCGCTATTTCGCAGAGCGTTATAGTCGTTAATAAAGATACTTTAGTTTGCCTACCGGAGACGGTTACAAGAAAAGTAATTGCTGACCTGCAGGCAGGTGACCTTTGCAAGATCGAGCTTGAGAGCTGGATCAGAGAAGCTAAGGGGCTTAGAGATGTCATAGATATTCAGAAAGAGCAGATCGTTAAGAAAGACGGTATTACTAAAGCTCTCTATGAAACTATTACTGAGAAAGGGATTCAACTAGAGACAAGAGAGAAAGAAATTGCAGTGTTGAAAGCCGGTAAGGCAGTCAACTACTGGAAAGGGTTATTAACCGGACTAGGGACGGGCGCTGCCCTGGTACTAGGACTGACGGTACTATGAGCGAACAGCCGCTGAATGTAAAACAGCTAGTAATACAAGAATACGCCAAGTGTGCCCAGGACCCGGCATACTTCATGCGTAAGTACTGCTACATCCAGCATCCCCAGAGAGGCAGGATTCTTTTCAATCTATACCCTTTCCAGGACAAGGTCCTGCATCTATTCAAAGATAATCAATTCCTGATTACTTTAAAATCTAGACAGCTTGGGATCTCAACCCTAGCATCAGGGTATGCGCTGTGGTTGATGATCTTCCATAAGGACAAGAACATCCTCGCACTAGCAACCACCCAGGCCACGGCCCGGAACCTGGTCACCAAGGTACAGTTTATGTACGAGCAGCTTCCGAGCTGGTTGCGGCTTAAGTCCTTAGAGAAAAACAAACTCTCTTTACGACTTGTAAACGGATCAAGGATCGCTGCTAAATCATCGAACTCCGATGCTGCAAGATCTGAGGCTGTATCGCTACTAATTATTGACGAAGCTGCGTTTATCGATAACATCGACGAGACTTTCGCTGCTGCACAGCAGACCCTAGCAACAGGAGGCCAGTGTATGGCTTTGTCTACCCCGAACGGTGTAGGGAACTGGTTTCATCAGACCTGGGCTAAAGCAGAGATGTCAGAGAATTCTTTCATACCCATACGCCTGCCCTGGACCGTACATCCGGAAAGAACCCAAGCCTGGAGAGACTTACAGGACAACGACCTAGGACCTAGGATGGCAGCACAGGAATGTGACTGTGACTTCCTCTCTTCAGGAGAAACAGTCTTTGAGCCTGAGTACCTCTCCTTCTACGAGCAGACCTACCGCAAGGACCCCAACGAGAGAAGAGGAGTAGACAGCAATTTATGGATCTGGGAGTACCCTGATTACACTAAGTCTTATATGGTTGTGGCTGACGTAGCAAGAGGGGACGGAGCCGACTATAGTACCTTTCATATCATCGATATCGAAGCAGCTACGCAAATCGGTGAATATAGGAGCAAGGTATCCCCCCGTGACTTCGGAAACATATTAGTGGGCATAGCCTCGGAATATAACAACGCCTTGCTTGTGATTGAAAACGCATCCATGGGATGGGCTACCATCGAGCAGGTCCTAGACCGGGAATACCCCAACCTCTACTACTCCTCTAGATCAGACCAGGATACGGTCGAGAGCTATATGAATAAGTACGAGAAAGGAAATTTAGTTCCGGGTTTCACCATGTCTATGAAGACCCGTCCTCTAGTAATCGCTAAGATGATGGAATACATTAGAGATAAATCAGTCACTATTCAATCCAAGAGACTGCTAGAGGAGATGAGAGTCTTTGTATGGAAAAACGGCAAAGCTCAAGCACAGAGCGGTTATAACGACGATCTCATAATCGCTTTTGCTACTGCGCTATACGTCCGAGATACAGCCCTTAGACTCCGTCAGCAAGGTATGGACCTGGCTAGAGCCCAGTTATCTTCCTTCTCAAGCCTAAATACCCGCCAGGCTCCTGTGTATAATGTTGGAGATATGAAAAATAATCCGTATACTATGGATACTCCGCACGGAAAAGAGGATTTAACCTGGTTACTCCGTTAGGACTATTTATACTTAAACAGCTTTTGAATGGCTAACACTTCTTTATTTAGTAGATTACAGAGACTTTTCTCCACAGACGTCGTAATACGTAACGTTGGTGGGAATCAGTTAAAGATAGCAGACGTAAATCACATCCAGAGTACTGGACGTTACGAGACCAATTCATTGGTTGACCGCTTCTCTAGACTTTACATCTACAATAACAAAAATATCTTTAACCCAAACCTTAACTATCAAACGTTAAGGATCCAGCTCTACTCCGATTATGAGGCAATGGATACTGATCCGATCATCGCTTCAGCCCTTGATATTATCGCCGACGAGTCTTGCCTGAGAAATGATATGGGTGACATCTTGACGATAAAAACCTCGGATGAGAACGTAAAGAAGATTCTTAACAACCTATTCTACGACGTTTTAAACATTGAGTTTAACTTATGGTCATGGGCTAGGAATATGTGTAAGTACGGAGACTTCTTCCTCAAGCTAGAGATTGCTGAGACGTTCGGAGTTTACAACGTCCTTCCTTACACAGTCTACAGCATGATCCGTCATGAGAGCCAAGACCCTAAAGCCCCGGCTAAGGTCACCTTCTCAATCGATCCAGACGGAATCGCTTCGTCGACCGACCCTAATTACATCCCCAGACACAAAGACAAAATCATCCAGCTAGACAACTACGAAGTAGCACACTTCCGTCTTCTGTCTGATACTAATTTCCTACCCTACGGCAGGTCTTACCTAGAGCCGGCCCGGAAGGTATTCAAGCAGCTCATCCTTATGGAGGATGCAATGCTTATACACAGGATCATGAGAGCTCCTGAGAAGAGGACCTTCTACATCAACGTCGGTAACGTACCCCCTAACGAGGTGGAGCAGTTCATGCAGAAGACCATCAACCAGATGAAGAAGACCCCGTACGTAGATCCGCAAACCGGACAGTACAATCTTCGCTTTAACATGCAGAATATGATCGAGGATTTCTATATCCCGGTCCGTGGAGGTGATACTTCAACTAGAATCGATACGACCAAGGGTCTAGAGTACGACGGAACCAACGACGTCTCTTACCTAAGAGATAAGATGTTTGCTGCCCTTAAGATACCCAAGGCATACTTCGGTTACGAAGGAGACTTGCAGGGCAAGGCAACTCTTGCTGCTGAGGATATTCGCTTTGCTAGAACGGTAGAGAGAATCCAGCGCATCCTAGAATCAGAGCTGACTAAGATTGCTCTTATCCACCTCTACACCCAGGGGTACAAAGGAGAGAGTCTTACTAACTTCGAACTAAAGCTAACAACTCCTTCTATCATCTACGAACAGGAGAAGGTAGCTCTACTCAAAGAAAAGATCGATCTAGCAACTCAGATGATGAGCAGTGCTTTATTCTCATCAGACTACATCTACGAAAATATCTTCAACCTATCCGAAGATCAGTACAACGAGATGCGTGATTTGATTAGAGAGGATAAGAAGAGAACCTTCCGGACCACTCAAATTGAAAACGAAGGTAATGATCCTGTCAAGTCAGGGATATCCTACGGCACACCTCACGACCTAGCCACTATGTACGGTAGGAAAGGCGTCGACGGACAGAAAGTACCCATCGGCTATGATGAGCTTGTAGGAGAAACTAATCCCGAGGGCAGACCAAGAACAAATATGTCCATCTACGGCACCCAGAACGATCCCCTAGGGAGAGACAGACTAGGTACCCATGATATGAAGGGCGGTTATGAATCACAGAACGATAAGCTTAAAGAGGGTAGTCTAGCAACTAAATCAGTGTTCTTTCAAAATCAGGATTTATTCAAAGAGCGTAAAAAACTAATCTTTGAACAAGATCATACTGCAGAAACTAGTACTTTACTAGATGAAAGCAATATTAAGGATTTAGAGAAGTAACATATATTTATATCAGTAGACTTACATACTCATGAAAATTAAGCATTCGAAGTATAAAAACACAGGCCTTATTTTTGAGCTGTTGGTAAAGCAAATTGCTGCCGACACTCTATCGAGGAAAGACTCCCCGGCCGTGAAGGTACTCAAGAAGTTCTACACAGGTAAAACATCGCTAGTTAGAGAGTTCAAGCTTTACGAATACATCCTTAAGAACAAAGGAGTATCCCAGCCCAAAGCCGACACCATCGTCTCCACTATCATCGAGATCTCAAACAAGCTAGATAGAACAGCTATCAAGAAGCAGAAGTACGATCTTATCAAAGAGATCAAAGAGTCTTACGACCTAGAGGAGTTCTTCTCTATGAAGGTCCGGGACTACAAGCCGTTGGCTGCTCTGTACTGCTTGATGGAGACTCAAAGCTCTGAAGATCTTGCCGATCCTAAGTTCATCGTCGATAACAGAGTTACTATTCTAGAGCACTTGACTGCTAAGAAGCAAAACGAAGACGATGTTAAGGATGCGATGATCGAAGAGTTTTCAAAGTACGATAAGGATTTAAGATTACTTACTTACAAGATTCTCCTGGAGAAGTTCAACGGAGAGTATGAAAATTTCCTACCCCAGCAGAAAGACATCCTTAGAGAGTTTATCACCGCTTCTGAATCACAGGTCAAGCTTAGAAATATGATCAACGAGGAGTTAGAGAAAATTTCTATAGAAGTTAATGCTCTTACCCCTAAGATCAAAGACGAGATTATTAAGATCAAGATCGAGGAAGTTCAAAAGCTTATCAAGCCTTTGGATAAGAAGACCCGGATTGATGACAATCACATCGTCAATCTCCTCCAGTACTATGAACTTGTTAACGAGCTTAAGACTTTATGAAAAAGCATAAATTCACCGAGCTCCTCAGAGAACTTATCCTAGACCGGCTCAGCGAGATGAACGTCACCGGAGCTATAGGAGCGCCCCAAACCCCTTACGCTTTTTCGAAAGGGAAAAAAGACAACAGAGCCGTCACCGCAATGAAGAGCTTTGGTTACACTAAGACAGAGAGACCAAAGAGACCTTCCAACACTAAATTGTTTGATTTCAGATGAAAACACTACAAGAAAAAT